TATAGCAATCTGCGACTACGCTACGCTGCGTTAACGGAGATTAAGGGGAATTTCCTTAATGATTTCAAGGAGTTAGATGAATTACCATAGGGGAATTTAAGATTCTATTCCACTATAGCAATTTTGATAGATTTCTAAGGGATTTGCTATAGGAATCAGCGTTTGAATAAGAATCATTATCAATTATAAATGTTACACTATAACACACTAGATAAGAATAGTTCTCATTAAGATATGTGATTATGTCCCTGTTATAAATAGTATGTGAAAGAACAAAATGTCCTTATAGGAGAAAATCAATATGAAAAAGTATTCAAACCCAACGCATAAGTTGATGGTTGTTGAATTTGAAGATGGTAGTGCCCAGTTCCTAATGCGTGGTCAGTCCTTCCAGTCTGATAAGGCAACCAAGAAGGTACAGAAGGGTGTAATCGTTAAGGATGTCACTGTAGCTAAAACTACTAAGACTTCTACTACCACCGAAGAAACTACTAAGTAAGGAGAACGAAAAATGTTCGGAGCTAGCGCAGGTGTCTACGACCGCATCGTAGATAAATCGTTCGTTGTAAACGCTGGTGGCCTTCTAGCAGGTGGTATTGTTGTATCTGCTAAACGTGGCCCAACTGAAATCAACACTGTTACATCAGCTCGTGAGTTTATTGAAACTTATGGCCTACCAAGTCGAGATAACCCATCTCTTTATGCTGGCCTACGCTTTCTAAACCGTGCTGGTATCCTCACTGTTCGTCGTGTCATCAATGATGCTGTTTCAGCTACTGGTGATCTAATGGACACCACTGATCCTCTAGAAGTGGCTCTAGCAATCACTGCTGCATCTGAAGGCGCATGGGGCAATGATATCACTGTCTCTTTTGGTGAAGTAGAAGATGCTCCTGATGGTGTATTCGCTATCATCGTTAGTGAAGGTGATGAAGTTGTTGAAACCTTTGAAGTGAGCCGTGACGAGAATGCTAAGAACGGGTACGGTAACAACATCTACATCGAAGAAGTGGTGAATAACCAGTCTGATTATATTCGTGTAGTTGATAACCCTCTAGCAACTGCTGCATATGATCTCACTGCTACTGTTTCTCTAACTGGTGGTGCTGACGATACTATCGCTCCCACCTCTGGTCAGATCATGACCGCATGGGATGATTTTGCTAATGTCGATAATGTTCCTGCTCAGATCCTAATCAATGCTGGTTGGGCTACTCCTGAAGTGCAGAACAAGATGATCTCTATTGCTCAAAATCGTAAAGATGCTGTAGCTATTCTTGATGTTCCAGAAGATACAGCAGACGACGTTGATGCAATGGTAGCCTATCGTAAGACTGAACTAATGGCTAATAGCTACTTCGGTGGTCTGTATGGCGGTTGGGTGAAGATTTACGATCAGTATAATGACCGTGAAGTGGATATTCCTCCTTCTGGTGATGTTGCTGGTGTTTTCGTTCATACGGTGAGTGTCGCTGAGCGTTGGGACGCGCCTGCTGGTCTTCAGCGTGGTATTATTCCTAATGCGATTGGTGTTAGTAAGATCCTAACAGAAGGTGAGCGGGATCTGCTTTATGTTGCTGGTGTTAACCCTGTAACCACTTATGGCGGTGCTGCTGCTGTTATCTGGGGTCAAAAGACTCTGCAGATTGCTGCTTCTGCTCTCGACCGTTTCAACGTAGTTAACAGTGTTCTATGGATCAATCAGCGAATTGCACAGGCGCTACAGCCATTCGTATTTGAACCAAACACTGTACCAACTCGTGACAACATCAACTTCCTGATTAGTTCTTTCCTTGAGAACATTCAGCAGCGTGGTGGTTTGTATGGTTTTTACGTTGACACTTCTGAGGAGATCAATACTCCGTTTGTTATTGATAACAACCAGTTGTATGTGGATTACTATTTGAAACCCACTCGTACTGCGGAATTTATTCGCGCTTCTGCGATCATCACCGCTACTGGTGTCCAGCTAGGTTAATATCAATTGAAATTGAAAAGCCCTCTTCGGAGGGCTTTTTTGTGTCTTGACAAACGAAATTAGATAGCTATAATAAATACAATCAAGACTCAGACAAGGACACCTTATGTACGAAAATCTAAAAAAATACTTAGAAGACAACAACTACCCGTCTGGACGTAACATACGGGGGCTGGCGCATAAACCATTTTTTGATGAGGTCAAACTTGTAACTTCCTTCCTTGATGACGTTTTTCTTGGAGGGGTACACCATGAGGTGCGTTTGGCGTGTGTTTTGAATGAAATTACACAAGTACCTCTGTGTCGCGTCTGTGGTGAGAATCATGTTAACCAAAGGAAACTCAAAAGAGCAGGTGAAATATACCCAATGTTCACCGATACGTGTTCTAAGAAATGTTCAGCAAAAGACCCATTCCGCATTGCCTCTTCTGCCACCGCACAAAGAGCAATGTCCAAAGAAGACAAAGAGCGAAAAGTAGAAAAAACCCGAAACACTGTAAGAACCAAAACAAATGGTGAGTGTGATTGGGCAAGTAAGACGAAGGAATCGAAGGAAAAAGCGAAAAGGACATGGGACAACAAGACTAAGTTGGAAATCGCGGAGAAAACTAAAAAAGCCAAGTCTTCTTATTTTCGTAGAACCGGATATGAGAATCCTTCACAAAACCCCGAAGTTGCCAAAAAACGAGGTGACATCTACGGTGACAGTAATTTTGGGCATACGAACTCTGCAAAAACCAAAAGAGCCTCTACTAATTTAGCACAATACGGGTGTGAAGTATATTTTGAATCTGAGGATTGCAAAGTAAAGACCAATAAATCTAATAATAAAAATCATGGCGTTGACTGGAACACACAGAGGGAAGACGTGAAAGAGAAGTCAATGAAAACCAAAAAGGTGAAAACAGGAAGAGACTATAATCATCAATCCCATATCAGCGAGGAGAGTATAGAAATACTGAAATCGTGTGACCTGTTGGGTACGATGCTGAAAGATGAGAATTTTTCTATAACCAGAGTAGCTGAAATTCTAGGGGTTCATCGAAAAACTGTATCAAGGAATATTGCGAAACATGGTATTGAAATTATCGGGGAGGCTAATGTATCGTCATTCGAGCTAGAAGTTAGATCGATGATATCAGAAATCTACCAAGGGGAGGTAATTTTTAATACACCTCTCCTCGGTAAGAAACATATTGACATATACATACCAGAGAAGAAAATTGGGATAGAGTGTAACGGCAGTTACTTCCATTCATCGGCAAAGAAGGACAAGGACTACCACTTCGAGAAAACGGAAGAATCAATCAAAAAGGGTATTCGTCTTTTTCATGTATGGGAGCATGTATGGAAAAACCGAAAGGCGGTTTTAAAGCAAATGTTTAAACATGTCCTTGGTGGATCTGACAGAAAAGTTTTTGCAAGAACGTGTACGACTGATATTATCACCTCAAAAGAAGCTAGGGAGTTTCTTGATAACAACCACATACAGGGGTTTGCTCCTGCGACACAACACATCGGGATTATACGCGATGGGGAGTTGGTTGGTGTTTTATCTATGTTACAAACAAGGAAAGAATCTTCAGACTATGACTTAGTTCGGTTCTGTACCAGTCGTACTGTTGTTGGCGGTTTCTCTAAAGCTCTTACGCACTTTAAACGGATTGTTCCTGTCTGGGGATCAATAACGACATTTGCAGACCGAGACATCAGCTACGGTGAATTGTATGAAACCTGTGGTTTTGAAAGGGTTCATGTAACACCTCCGATAATGTCATACTATGACCCGAACACTGGTGAGCACTTCCATAGACAGAAATTTATGAAAAGTCGGTTGAATGGCAAGGTTGACGTGTTTGATGATTCTCTTACCGAAAAAGAGATAATGGAGGTTAACGGGTATCTGCGGATTTACAATAGTGGTCTAATAAAATACAGAATGACTAACAACACATAACAAAAAGCCCCGCAATGCGGGGCTTTTCTATTCAACAATCTCTTAGTTGATGAAACCTAGAGAGATGTTGCTAACAGTAGCACGAGCGTAGTAATCAGGGCTATCTGCTAGAGAGGTGGTATCGTCAGTGAAGCTGATCATACCATATCGGGTGCGTAGCATCACACGGAAGTCACCGGTCTCTGGGTTACGAACAGTACCAGAGCTGGATAGTGGGATGTAAGGTAGGTAAACTAGACCAGTATCGATCTCGCTGGAACCTT